CACCTGAGTTATTGCGTCTCCACTGTAAAACTGCAGTTGCCACATTTGCACCAAGCGTATTAATTGTTTTGGAAAAATTTAGGACATTTACAATTGGGAGTTGATTAAATAAGATACTTGTAGGGGAACTTAGAGACACCGTAGGCGCAATTGGTTCTTGCGCAATAAGGTTAAACACCTCTTCAGCAGTTTTACCCGCAGCGGGAATCGTTTCGCCACTATTATATCGACCTACCGATTTACCAAATGGTAAACTTACAACAATATCTGCATCAAATGTAGGAGGAGCGATTGGTCTTACAAAAACTGTTACCTTATCACTAGATGGATCGGCTACTGCTAAAATTGATGAACTTAGGTTAGATGGACCCTCTTTAAAATCGAGTTGTTCCATTTTAGTTAAGTTTGTAGCAGGATCAGTTGATGCAATATCGGTTCCATCATTACTTACAGTAAATGCAGAAACTGAATTAAGCGCTTCGGAATCAATTGAGATTGAAATCTGCTTGGTCGCTGGATTAAAATTAATATTAACTCCATCTTCTCCAGCAATTCTAACCGTATCATTAATTGAGGCAGCTTCAAATTGGATAGATCCGCTTGCACTTGCAATTTTAGAAAATCCTGGAGTTTGAACTGGCGAATTAATTGTTACCTTATTGGTTGCGTTATTAAATGAAACTGTAGTATCTCCAGTACCTTCAATTCTAAAAATACTTTCTGGACCGGCTGCTGTTAGTTGAACGTTACCTAGAGCATTTGCAATTTGACTAAATGAATTAGTATTAGCATTTGCTGAACTAATTATGACTCTCTTATTTACTGAGTCTAAAGTTACGGTAGTACCGCCCTGTCCTTCAAATCCTAAAGTATCAGTTGCATTACTTGCTCCAAATATTACGGTACCTTGCGCATTGGCAATTCCAGTAAATGCTGTTCCAACTGGACCAGATGCAGCTTGACCGCTGGAGAGCTTAACCCAACCGTTATCTTCAGTATAACCATAGAAACCTTCTCCGGCTGGAGCCGTATCGTTTGCATAAATTACATCTCCAATAATACCAGCCGCTGCAAGCTTTCCAGTATTATCTTGAAGTCTAAGTAAAGGTGTTTGAAATAGATTAGCAAGGGCAGATTGGGTTGTTAAAACACCATCTGCATCAACCTGCATTTTAATTGAACCATTCTGAACAACTCGTATCGTTGAATTTGCAACAATTGAAGTTGCATTGATTTGATTTACCGAAATATTATTATTGGTTTCGTCAAATGAAATCGCCGATAAAAATGCCTGGATGGCTGCCTGTAAATTATCAAAATTCTGGTTAGACGTCGATATACTCGAGCTTAAGCTTGAATCAGATAAATCCGTAATGTTTGTTAAGTTAGAATAGACTCCCATCTATGCCCAGTTTGTTTTTGTTATTTATTAACCAGAACTGGCTTTGCTTAAAGAGCAATCTCAGTCTTAGAATCTTTAGTTGCATGGTATGCAAGAGGCGACCCTACGACTAGGCATTCAGTTAAATTTGCAGAAACTTGCATGTCTGGACGACCCTTAATTGTTGATTGTTGAATCGTATTAACTCCAGATTGATTAAAATTACAATTAGAGAGATTTGAATATCTAATATCATTTTTATCAAAAATTGTACACTCTAATAATCTAGAGCTTCTAACTTTACAGTTAAGAATTGTACATTCAGAAAGTTCGGCTTGAATAGACGAGTTAATAAAAACAATATTTGAAAGATTAAATCCATTTTTAATTCGACCCTCTAAAACTTCAATTTGATTAGTTTCAGAATTATAGTTGACATTTCCTCTAACAAGACCGCCGTATGTTACCAAATCAAAAAGTTTTTCTCTAACAAGATTAAATTTAGCTGATAAAATTTCTGGTCTAGGATCTAAATCCATTGTTAATTTTATCAGTGGATATTTAGTTTCAAATGTAGAATAGCTTTTTAGTCCGCTTAGGTGGGTTTTTTGTTCAGTTAAAATTTCTTTAATTTTTGCACGATCTGTATCTGAATAAACTGAATTTGATTTTAGTGTTGAAAATAAGGATTCTATTACTAGATTTAAAAGTTCAACGGCTTGGGTTGATCTCTTTTCATAGTTCTTTCCGCCAATATACTTAACTGTCACAAAACCTTCGCTTATTCGGTCAAAGTTAACACCAAATTGTTTTGATCTTGGAAAGCTAAATTCCATTTGTGAAGAGTAACTTCCAGCCGGAACGGTTGCTTCAGCAATAAATTTATTTTTTGGGTATATTAGATTTATAGAATGCTTGAAAATTTTACTAGAGCGAATTTCTTGGGGCCACAACTCAAATGCTTTAGCTTCATTAAAATTAAGTAAAAATTTAAATTTATTTAGTTGAGGAATTCTTGCTCCCTCATTCATTTTTGAAAAGCCTAAATCAATCTTAACTTTACATAATTCATTAGTATAACCATTTTCTTCAATAAACTTAAATGATTTAAGTAAAGCATTAACCCCTTCATAGTAATAAACTGGGCCAATTGTCATGCGCTTCATTTTAAAACCATTATTATAGAGATTAGTTAACCTTGCTCCATTTTCTTTTACTGGTTGCCAAGCATCCTTTGTTGCGCCAACTTCTACTTCTCTATGTAAAGAAGACTGGGCCTTTTCTGCAAGCTGTTGAATTGATTTATTTGAAAAGAAATCCACAGTAAGTACAAACTGTGCAGATTCAACCTGTTCTCTATTTTTAATGTCTAAAATCATAAAATATTTATTATCTGTTTATACCAATATAAGGAATATTTAATCTTGGACGGCAGTTATCGATTATTCTTAGGATCGATTCATCCTTAATGAATAATTGGCTGATTACAAAATCATGGTCTTCCTCTTGAACCATTGTATTAAAAATTCTAATATTTGCAATATCAATCGGTGAAGAAACTAATCTAAAGTTTTCATTAATTGAAAAATTAAATGAACTTGCTCCAGTTAGGGTCTTTGCTGAATTATGTAATTGCGTAATTTCATTAAAGTTATTTGCATTAGCTGGATCTTGAGTAAATCCATAAATTGTTAATGCGGCTTGATTAAATTGACTTGAAATTGGAACAAATATTGCATACCATTTATCAATCTCTAACCTAACTTGATTAAATTGAGTTAGAGTTGAATTTATTTCAAGTCTAACTGTTACATTTTTATCGGTTGAATTATTAATAGTACTAATACTTCCATCCAGTTTTAATCCCTTTGAATTATTATTATCGTAAGTATCAATAAAACTAATTGAATCAGTTAGCGAGTTTATTTTAAATAGCGCAAAGAACGTCATATTAGACTTGTCTTCTCCGAGTTTTCCAACTTCATTATAGACTACTCCATAATCTCTAGTTAAAATATGCACATGTCCATTTACATCTTCTTCAAATGCTAATTGTCCAGGCGTAAAAAAGTTTGAATCATTATATCTGTCGATTTTAATATATCGACCTAATAATGGATCGTTTGAATTATACGGTCCTCTAATTTTAATTGGAGCACCATTACTTAAATCATAGGTTGTTAATTTATAACCCGCCCATAGAGCAAACAGCTCAGATTCTTCGTATGCGATTAGAGTGTATTTAGTAGCTGGATCTTCATATTTAACCGAGTATTTAGTAAAATTCGTTGAAACTGGATCCACTGTAATTGGTACGCTAGGTACGCTTTTACTTTCATAATAGTATTGAATTAGCGGCGAATAATTATAGGTTAGGGCTAACTGTTTAATCTTAAGATCTGGATGAAGAGCCTTACGCGTTTCATCAAATCTAGTAGAAATTGTTTTAAATTGTTGAGGCATAGTTGCATCTTTAACCTCATCAATCATTTGATCTGCAAATAATTCGTCAGTACTTGTAATAATATTATCCAAGAACGTACGGTCCTCGGCCTTCATCATCATATCAATATTAGGTTGGAATTTAACTAATTGAATTTTCCAATAAACTGGTTCCTGCATAATTCCACGATATAAGTAGGTACCTTGAATTTCATACATACGATTAGTTAATGGAAAATAGAGGAAATCTTTTTTGCGAGGATGCGCCGCTGCACCAAAGATTGTTTGGAAATATTCGTGATCGAGATGGATTTCGAACGGCATTTCAAAATCAACACCAAATTCTGCGTATGTAGGCTTATTATCTGGAAATTTATTTCCGGGTACAAGGACCTTAATGCACTTTCGGCTAATAGTTTTGAATAGAGTCCACTCTTTGAAAACATAGTCTGCAGAGTCTCTATCTGGTTCTGTTTTAAAATAAACAACTTCATGTCCAAATAATTTATTAGTATTAAAACTTAATTGTTTAAAAATATTTACTGCCTGGTCTGCCGCATAAGGATTAAACGACATTGTACCAGTTGAAATAAGAGCTGGACAAACCTCATCACTGCAAGTAATACTTGGTGTAAATAGACTTGGCACAGAATCCGCTGCAACAATTTTAAACTTTATTTCATTTACAACAATTGGATTTGCAAGTTGGTCCCTAGTCGTATTATTATATTCATACTTTAATTCAACAAATAAATCCGAATTGTTAAAAGCAAGTGCTGTAATGTCCGCAATATCATACCAAAGTGACCAGTTTCCACGGTCTACTGAATATCTAAACTTTTTGCTTAAATAGTTTTGGTTATTACCGTTTAAGTCAACATCGTCAGTAAAACTTGTAATTGAATATGCTCCAGGCAAAGGATCCTTTGTTGAAAATAATCTATAGTTACTACTGAATGTCAGACTTGACTTAGAAGTCTCTGGAATAAGCTTTAGGGTAATTGTCTGCATTACAGATGGCGCTTTCTTTTTATTTATCCAAGTTTGGCCTGGCGGCTAACTTAAATAAATATCAATAAAGATCCGGCACCATGAAGTCTAACTTGAATGTGCCAGTCCTGGATCCACTATGGCTGGCAAACTCTAAATATGTGGATCTCGAATACTATAATTATGTTTTGCTTGATGCTAAACAAAAGTATCTCGCAGATCTTAAGTCGGGATCTTTTTCTAGATTCCATGAAATCCTATTTCATTATCTGAATTTAAACACTGTAATTGTCGATAAGGGAGTATACGATTCTTCCTATAACTTTAAAAAGGACGATCGGCACGTTATGGAAATTATTGCCTCATTAACCAGAAGTAGAGAAGAATTTGGTGGAGAAATCCTAAGAATGGGGTCTACAATTCTCTCAGAAACCCTTACTGAATATTTAGATATTATGCTAGATAAACTGGCATACACTAGACTCTATTTTAACTCAGCTAAGCTCCATAAGTTAGATTCAATTTATGTTGCTACTACGCAAAATCGGGCTAAACTAAATCATATTTGGAAGATTGCTAAAGATAAAGACGTACCATTTATGATTAGTCATGAACATCAACTAGAAATTAATGAGTTTTCTTGTGAAGATGGAGAATTTGATGAACTGCTAAGTCAAGTTAAGCCTGAAATTAAGGACTTTTCTGCTAAGAAGAATGTTATGGTAATATCGTCAGTTAAGAAAATAAAGGACGATCGGCTGTTTGATCTAGCATTGGCTACGATCGTTGCCAATAAGCTTCTGAATCACTCCAGTGGATTTAATTCCAATATCTTATTGGATATTAAGTCTACATTTGAAAGAGGCCAGGTGATCCCCTATAAGCTCAGATCTTTAACTTAGTTATCGATTAGTATTAGCGAAAAAGTATCTATAATCTTGCTCCAAAACAATTGAGGCTGGAATAGATGCTTTTAAAGTTCGGTTTGGATATCTTATGATTCGGTCAATAATCTTAGAGTCAGTAGGATAGTCACGAGTTAATTCTACTAAGTATTCTCCTATTAGAGTTACGTCAGGTGAATTACGGCGGTCGACTAAAAACGAACCCTCAGAGGAGTCCTTTTTTAAAAATCCTATCTTTTTATGAGTAATCTGTGTTGGCTTAAAATCTAGCGAAGTTATTTCAGAAAATGAAATATCGTGAATTAACTGGCTTGACCATTGTACGTCAATTAAAATTGCACTAGTATTTAGGGCTAAGTCGTACATTAAATATAGATCTCTTTCGAGCTGAGCATTATCAACAGTATCTGACAATAAAACCAGATCGACATCCCAAGTTGAATTAAAGTCATATAAAATTCCACCGGTTATATGCACAGAATATCGTTTAAGAATATCTGTATTGAATTGTAATTCCAATAAAAAGTTTTTAACACTTTCGTATGAGGGTCTATTCCACGGAATCGTCGTCGATACCTTACCAATTTGATAATAAAATGGGAGCCCCATATTACTGGAAGCTTTGATAGAAACCTCCACCGCTTGACATTCCACCACCGCCAGAATAACCACCTGAATAGTAAGTTTCACCACCAGAATAAGTAAAGGTTGAACTTGTAATTGGTGCAGTATAACTAAATACTAGATCAATTTCGGTAATCGTTTGATTTGATAATGCAGGGGTTGGGTTTGTACCTGATCCAATTAGTTCTTGATTAAATGGTATGCTTGTACTTTGTGAGCCGGTCGTCGGAGACTTTAACTGCCAATAAGAGAAAGAATAACCAGAAGGAAGCGACGAAGAAACTGATACGTTAACATTTTGATTACTACTAAATGATCTAATAATTTGATTAGAGTTTCCAGATTGAGGAATACCTGCAAAACCATTTGATGTAATTGTAATGTATGAAGATAGAGTACTTGATGAAATTGATGCTCCAGTTGTTCTAATTAAATTTACTTTAAAAATACCTCCATAAAAAGTTGCAGCAGTCGCAGATGCACCAACGGCAGGGGCATAATTTGCAGAAATAATTCTCCAAGTATAAGTTTGAGGAGTAGCTAATCCTCTAGATGTACGTTGACACTGAACGGTTACCGAGTTAATTGGAAGGTTTGCAACAGTTGTAATAGCAGCACTAGTTAAAGGAAGAGCCGATAAATTTATTACAGTTGTATCAGTATTACCTGATGTAAACTTAACTTCGATTGGCGAACTTTTTTGATTAACTAAAACATAGGTCCTGTGCAAAACTTCTGCAGTAGGCGACGGTAGAACCATGCTAGTAATTGCGCTAGTCGATCCAGCGTATACAGCATAGTGTCCATTATTTAGTTCTAATGCTCCACTCTTGTCACTTCCAAAATAGGCGACCGACGGCAAACTTAATGATCCATTAAGCATAAAGTGTGAAGTTGGATTAGAAAGAACTGCATCCATGGTTGCATCTTCATAATAATTAAACTTACCAGCTGCCATTCTACCATCACGAGTAACGGTAAATTTAATAGCTTTTAGTACGTTAGATAGACTTAATGTTTTCATTTGTTATGTGTATTTTATACTGACTCATTTAAATTTGTTGATGCTAAAGTTCCTACAAAGTCAACTAAAGCAGGATCGCTTGAATATGATAAGAAATGTAAACTACCATCTCTTGTTGTAATAAATGCAGATCCAGTTCCAATTGTTCCAGTTGGATTATCATCGCGGTATGTAAAGTTCATATTACCATTATCATCAAAATAAGAATTAAATCCAACATAGCTTGCAAGTTGTGAGGCAATTGCAACATTAGCTGGAATAAGTTCGCCTTGACCGGTCAATAGAGTTTTGCGTGGCTTAAATAATTCAGTAAGACCAGAACCAGATGTAGGCAAACTGTTTTTTGTCATTGAACCAATATTAACTTGGTCAGCTAAATACCTAGTATCAGAAACACTATCAGTTGTACTCTTGGTTCCATATACAGTAACTGATGAATTTGGTGATCCACCAAAACCTACTGCAGTTGTTTTATCATTTAGGCCAAATCTTTTCGCAACAACCTTTTTAGTATCATTAAGTGTTGATCCAAATACTCCAATTGAAATATCACCAGATGCGCAAATATCAAATGCAGCCTTTGTAATAAGGTATGATATGTTTGAAGAATTTATACCTAGAGCTAATCTAGTCTTTGATGAAGCAGTTGCTCTTTCAATTAATAATCCATTTAGATCAAATGTTGCATCATTATCAGCAAAGCTCTTAATTGCAGAAGAACCTCCAGTATAAAGAGTAACTCCATTATGTGCAGAACCATCCATTTGAGATGCCCTAAACTTAAACGCTGAGGTTGCACCATTTACTGAATTTGTATATGAAGAATCTCCACCTGCATTAAATTCAGATAGGAAGTATGCAACCGAAGGACTTGCTGTTGTGTTATTAATTAGAGCGTGCTTAATTCTAAGGTTATTTTCGGCAGCACTCATTTGATGTTGACCGTTTGGCAATTTATACAAAGATCCAAGTTGAATGTGGTATCTACTTGCAGATTCATCGGAAGTTGTTACAAAGTTAGAATAAATTGTAGTAATTGCTTTGCTAACATCTCCAATAAGAGCGTCGACACTGCTATTTGCAACAAAATTATTTTTGTAAACGTCTAAATCGAAGTTATTTAAAAATAAAGTTGAATTAGTATAAGTAGAAGAAGAACTTCCATAATTAATTCCGTCTGGGTTAACGTCGGCTAAGTCTGCACCAGCATTTTTAAGAAATCTAACAATTCCATAGTTCTTTTTCTTGGTGCTTGCAGTAAAGTTTGAGTCATTGTCACTAATTGTAAATAATTGCTTATTTAAGAAAAATTCAGTAGAGACTGCTAATAGGTCATTTATATTAAATATTTGTGACCAGGCATTAGTAGTTTTTGTGTAGAATTTACCGCCAGTTGTAATAAAAATATCGTCGACTACCGCTGTAGTATTTGTGGTTTGATCGGCTCCACTAAATATTCTAGAACCCTTTACTCCCCTAGGTCCGATTGGGCCAGCTGGGCCAACTCCACCGGTTGCTCCGGCAGGACCGCTTGGACCGACTGCGCCTATTCCAAGCTCAATTAACTTCGTAAAGTTAAAATTTAGTTTGTCTGCCAATACGGCTTGGTTATCTGTTGTAAAAACCTCTTTAAGATTTAATTGTACTGGCATTTTTAAATAAATTTCATTTTTGGTTCAATAATTAAACTCAACTTACCGGTCGTTTTTAGAGGAACTCTTAACTGAACGGCTAGTCCGTTTTTAATATTTATTTGAACTCCTTCCAGCTTCTTATATCCTAACGCGTAGCGTTCGGCAGCAGTCTTAGTAACTATTTCTAGACCAGTAGGCTTGCCTTTATCTTCTACATACCAAATAGCTAATTGGTCTATTGCATAGGTTGGAAGAATATTTTCGATTGCATATTGTTTAACATATGAGGTAAAATCATAGGCACCTAATAATTCTGGGTTTCTAACAGTTGGGTCAATGTTAAAACTAGATAAAATTTTAGCTTCTAACCCAAGATCCATTACCTTTTTAGTAAAGACATTTGTTAAATTTATATCAAGTTGAGCATCCGTTGTATTTACTTTATACAAAACGTCAAAGTCTCTATTAATGTAATCAGTTGAAATTGAAGGAAACTCGGTAACTTCCTTTGAAGTAACTGTGTCTATCTCAATTGAAGTTGGTAATGAAGCAAGTTTTGCCATGAAATATGAGTCTTCTGCAATTCGTCTGGTACCAAATGCTGGAACAGATTCAGTTTTATTAATATATTCTAAATGGAATCCATAATCCCAGTTTGATGCCAATAAGTATAGATCTCCGCTTGAAATTGGGGTTTCCCCAATTAACTCAAACATTGGTTTATATTTGTCATTACCTTCAAGTTCCAAAATCTTCTTTTCTGAAACTTTAATATGTTCAAATCCTTTAACTTCAAAAAATCGGTTTGCAATTGGATTAAATTTACAATTAGCGTCCTTAACCTCTTCTGAATTCAAGGTCGTATCTGGCATAAACGCGGTAATTTCTCTAAATATTGGAGAGTATGTCGATCCATGTCTTCTTAAATATATTGGATTTTGTAAATAGGACTCAGTTGCAGTATACCCAACTAAATTAGAAGCCTGTCTTTTACTTGTAGTATCAGCTTGTGTCAATTGAATATTAACTGGAGAAACGGTTGGAATCTTTAATTTTTCAACAATAGTTGCTTCTTCTAACTCAATATAAAATTCATTTGTACTTACAGTTCCATTAGAATATGTAGTATATGTAATGTTGGAACGGCTTCTTTCAATTGATCGCTTAAAGTCATTAAAACTTAGTCTTTTAAATAAGCCCTTATAATAAGAGTCGCCGCCTAATAAGAACGCAAAATTAATTGATTCCCAATGGCTTGTATCTAAAGAAGGAATAGTAGACTCTCTCTTAATAATTTTATCAATGTTAAATGTAGTAGTTCCAGCTGAAGTTTTTGAAACAGGTAAGCCAGTAAATAGCATTTCCCCTATTCCAGCATTAGATGACATAACTATTCCATTTGGTAAGATTTCAGAAATGCCCGAGTAGTTATCTAGCCTATAGATAACTTGATCAATTATTCTAAGTAATCTTTTATTAGTATCTCCGGCATAAGGCAAAATATTAAATGTTGAATTTGTTTCGGATGCCAATAGCTGAGCGTTTGGATAAGTATATCCAGTTGCACCAGTTGAAGTATTCTTCAATTCTAAGATATCGATAACGTTTATTAGAGAAGAACTTGCAGAGGCTACTCTATTTTGAGTTGCAATCGCATGTTTAATTTCAGCTTGATAAAAATCTGCTGATGCAGCCGCTGCCTTTTGGAAAAATTTAATACCTACTGGAGAAGATGTTACTGTTGCATTAGCGGAAAGAGTTATCTTTGGCCTGGTTTGGCCGTTTGTATCAAGAACAGTATTATCAACTGCAACGATGTACGCCCCAGCTGGAATACCTGTACCTGTTACATAAACCTTATTGGATGCGTTGTAGTTTTGACCAGATGGATCTCCATATGAGGTCACATCTAAATTTATTCCGTCTAATAAGTAAATATCTGGGCTACCCGAAGTTAATTCAGCAACTTGATTTTGCTTAGCAATATTGGATAAAATTGGTTTACTTATTGTTAAGGTAGTTCCACTAATTGCAGTAACGGTTGTACCAAATTGAGTCCATCCGGTAATTCCAACCTCTGCTCCAATTAAAATTGGAGTTGCTGGAGTTGCGCTTAGTATAATGGTAGAAGAACCTGCTTCAACACTTGCTGTAAGAGGAGTTGGTGTAACGGCGCTTCCGGTTATAGCGATTTGATTAACAAACGAATACTTAATACTATTAGAAGTAACTAAACGATCTTTAATAAATGGATATAAACTTAAACCTGATGCCAAGTAGGAATTATTCTCAGTGGTGGTAATACCTTGGCTAGTTCCACCTGGGAGAGTAACTATATTAATTGCTTGACCCTGTCCGTTTGATCCTAATCCATTTGCGTCAATAGGGAATTCAATTGTATAATAATCAAATGCGGCTGTACCAAACACTTTAGTTGAAGTGTTATCTTTAAATGATAACATACTGTTTTCATTAACTCGACTAATTTCATCTACGATTTGAATATCTGTGCCCTTATCGATTGAAAATATAAATGGAAGACCTCTATCTCCATAATTAGTAGGTAATGATAGGTCAAAACTATTTACTAGATTTATACTACTAAAGCTGGCCGGTAAAGTATTATACTTTTTGTTTTTAGCATAATACATAAATGCAAGGGTAATATCAGAAATTGGTTTATTTCCAGCTGGAGTAGGTGCTGAATTTATATTAATTTTGTAATCAGCAAAAGAGTTGTTTATATTATTAAATACATGGTCTTCGGTTGGAGCAAGTCCGCCCGTTTTAGTTACAATTAGGCTTTTAGGAGAATCGACTAAGCTAGAAACTTTTTTGTTTAATCTTAATTCAATTACCAATGTAATAAATTTAAAATCTCTAGATTCAATAAATTTAAATTGAATTGGGTTTTCTCCAGAATATGGAGTATCTTCAATTACCTTTAATATTGAAGTAAATCTATAGTCATTAAATCTATTTGATTCCCGAACATATTTAAGTGCACCAGACAGTTCCTTTTCTGTAGTATTTGGAACAACTTCTTTAAAAACAAATTTAATTCCTTTAAAAATAGTTTTAGCAAGTCCAGTCAATTTATCCTTTTTAACTTGAGAAAAACGATATTGTGTTCTGGCACAAGGAGTTAATACTGAATTATTTAAATAACTTGGAGTAAAAATAAAATAATCTTCAAAATATCCTTCTTGTGTTACTGCTAATGTTGGATCAAATGGCGTATCAAAATATAATTTATTTTGAGAGGCGGCTGTTATGTCATGAACATAGTCATATAGTGATTCAATATAAAACCACTCATGTGTCATTAAACTTGAATCTGGTTCAGCCTTATTTGGTTCAGGCGAAAAATTATTTACACCAAATACTGTGTCAGCATTAAGTCGATATGGATTTGATCTAGAATCAAGTGAACCGTCTGCACCCCATTTACAAATGTATTTAACTAGACGGTTTTTTCCAGCGTTTTCCAATAAGAATCTTTCATAGTTGGAATCGTATTCAGATGAGATTTTTCCACTAGTAAATCTATCTCGATAAATATATGCGTTTGTCTTAGTTGGACTCAATTCAGCATAATCAGATGTGATTGTAAAAAATCCTTTAAAATCTAGAATATCTGGATTTTCCTCAGCCAACTCTACGTCATAGGTTGGAGTTAATGTAGATAAAGCTGGAATAACAAATGGATCGCCAGTTATTTTCGAAAAACTAACAATGGTTGAAGTAGAGGTTTTTTCAATTAGATCACCGTCTTCATATACAGTTGATCCAATTTTAATAGTTCCATTTAGAACTCTATACGCAGACTTTCCTAGATTAATCATATTTACACCCTCTGGTATAAATGCAGATTTCCAAACATCGCTTAATTGAACTGATGCATATTGACTATCAATGTGATCAAAGTCAAAGTCTTTAATTGGTATAATTGATAGAGCACTTACGTTAGGTTTAAACTTCTTTTTAAATTGGACTAATCCAAACTTTAATAAGGCTTCTGTGCCGGCTTCCGTTAAAATGTTTATATTATTGTCGTAATAATTAACTGCAAATATTTTATCAACCTCAGTGGTAAATGTATTTTCACTAACATAGTCGATGCTTTTTACAATATTTTCTATTTCAACCCAACCTGATGGAGATTGAACTAAGATATCGGCTTTGTTTGCATGTAATTTTTCAAAATATTGTCCATCTACTGAAATATGAGAAGATAAAGCTGAACCTGGCTCAAAATTTACAACCGGACAACCAATAACAATAGTTTGATCTAAATTACCGATGCCAAACGTTAATGTTTTAACTCCAGCGTCAGCGATTAAAGAACCTAACACATAATTAGTTTGGTTAACACTTGGCTGAGCTTCACCATAAACAATATAATCGCTTGCAGTTAGGTCGATTGTTGTACTATTATTTGTTCCTAATAACTCGGCAGCAGTTTTTCTAAATTCTGGAGAATCTGATATTAAAATCTTTGGCTCATCCGTTGATGGAATATATTGAGCAGCATATTCTAGAGAAACATTACCTTCAGTATTTACAACAATAAAAACTCTATTGTCTTGTGAGTATGCCTTAAATCCACTGTTTTGGATAGCATTAATTGCTAAAGTTAAAGATTCTGCAATTTGATGTAAATTAGTTTCTAAATCCTCTTGTGAAACTACGTCAACACTATAGAAAAATTGATCTGGACCAAACTCGTTATAGACTGCAAGTGCATCTAAAACTGGAGAACCTCCATAAGAGAATCCTGAAACCGCACTAAGCGTTTCATATCTTTTAGAATTTTGGTTTGTTGATTTTCCATTAGGATAATATATTCTAATTTGATCTAGATGGTTTGGTATATCGTTAATAGTAATTTCAATAAATGAACGAATTCCGCCCTTAGTGTAGTCGGCCGAATCTTCCATAAAAGTCTCAGTCGGTCCATGTAATAGAGATAAGTCAATAGATTTACTTGAAATCTTTAATTTAGAATTTGCAATATCTACTTGTGAAATTTTATGTAAATTTCCAGACTTATCTTCAATTGAAAGAATACCGGCTCCGCCTAATTCAGTTAATGCAGCAGAAACTGATTGTGGAATAGAATGAAATTTTAGGTCTAACCCAGCAGAGTTAGTTTGAATAAATTGAAGTTGAGCATATTCATAAGCATTTGGATTAGTTATACCTGGAGTATTTAATCCCAATGCCGCATGATCACTTAAATCAAAGTCTAATTCAGCTAAATCGACAGTATTACAATACATTCCAAAATATCTGTTAAATTCAAAGTCATCTGAAGAATCTTCAAATAAAAACTCTAAATTTAAAATATATGGATAAATTATTGAATTCCTTTCATATCCAAGAGTTACGTATTCTTCAAAATCAGTAAGGGTTTTTCCTCCAATAATTAATTCTTGTAAATTCTCAAACTTTTCAGTATAACATCCAACTTTATATGCTATACCTGAATAAGAAGACAATAATCCTCGGTTAAATGGAAAATTTAAAGTATTTTCTGGAAAAAGCTGATTACTCTGCATTTTTTTAATATACTTTCCTATGTTAGAATCTACTCCAAGATCAAAGGTTTTAATAATCTGCGCTGTATTTAATAAACTTGCAAGGTGCGTAGTTTTATTATATGGATAGCTATCTTTTGTTTCGGAGATTGGCAAATTACTTGCACCAGGTATTTTAAATATTACAAATTTTTCTGGAATTTCTTTATTTAGATAAATTGGTGCAAAGTATTTAAATTTCTCAGAATAATTTTTAGAAATGCAATATCTTGCACCAGAAAAATATTCAGAAAAATCGTATTGGTCTGCAAAATTAGCAGATGTTGCATTTAATGAAACATTGGTTTTTACATCAAACACAATAGACTCTGGTGTATTACCATTACTAAAAAATCTATATAAGTTCGAATCATGATGAGAAGTTGGGTCAATTGGATAAGCTTTATACTTATCTTTAGCCAATTCCGTATTTGCATCAATTGATTCAAAAAATAAATTTTGACCAGAATCTATTACTAACTTAACATTTCCGGTAAGTTTAGGGTTTGTTCTGACCAATCCAAATGATGTGTCAAAGGGTGTAATCTTTTTATAAGATAATGCCACGTGATTCTACTTAATTTTTATATTACATAAAATTAGTGATAGAAGAATTCATGGATAAATCAAATGCTGAGTTTTTAAGAATATCAGTTAAATCTGATATGTAAACTCCGCCACCGCCTCCGCCACCAGATGAAACTGGCGTAAATATAGTTGGCGATGTAATAATTGTATCACGCTGATGCTTACCACTAACTTGAATATCAAATTCAAACAATCCACTTTTTGTGTA